TTTTAATTTTTGAACAAATATAAAAAAAATATAATATAGTTATGACAAAAGATATACCAATCTATAAAATAACAATAGATCCTGAGTATTCAGATGGTGAAGAGTTAGGTATAGAGCAGATAGCTTTCACCTCAACTCCTGCTATTGTTACTAAAGGGATGGCATTTAGTGAGAACAAAAAATTGTTTTTCTCAGATGACTTGAAGTATAGAGTAGTAGCTCCTGCCATGATCCCTATGGAGATATATAGGAATGATGAGAATGATGAGGAGTATTATGTACAATTTACAGCTGAGACTATTGAGCAGATACATTCTAAATTTATGCAGGACCTATCTAATAGAAATGTCTTTAACCTAGAGCATGATACTGATAAGACAGTTCCTGCTTATGTACTTGAGGCATGGATAGTAGAAGATCCTAAGAAAGATAAAGCCTACTCAAGCTATGGTATTGAAGTACCTAAAGGCACATTAATGGTAACAGCTCAGGTAACTGATAAAGAGTACTATAATGAGCTAGTAAAGAATGAGCAGATAGGTTTCTCAATAGAGGGATTTCTAGGCTTAAAACTAAGTAATCAATTAAATAATAAATATAGTATGAAGTTACCTGATGGAGAACATCTAATCGAGGGTAAGATCTACATCGTTGTTGATGGAGAAGTTACTGAGATAAAAGATGCACCTGTTGTTGAAGAAGAAGCAATGACAGAAGAGATTGCACTAGAGACAGTAGTAGAAGAAGAAGTAGTTACAGAGACACCTGCCACAGAAGAGATGGCTATAGATCCTGCTGCTGATGCTGAAGCTATACTAGCTATAGTACAACCTGTAATTGATGAGCAAATCAATGCTATTATAGCAATGATAGCTGATTTAAGAAATCACATGGAGGAAGTAATGTCTGAAGGTGAGGAAGTGGTAGAAGTAGAAGCTACTAAATTATCACAGCATGATAAATTTAGTATGGTAAGTAAATTTTTAAACAATAACTAATAAATAAAAAACAAAAAAAATGAGTAGAAAATTAAAATTTGACTTGGACATTGATGCATCTGCATTATTACAAGCTAACAGTGAGGCATTTTATAGCCGAGCTTATTTGAATGAGGAAGTAGTAGACAACTATCGTACACTACCAGGAGTAAAGTATAAGACTAAAATCTCTAATGTAGTATTTGGTCAAGTTTTACAAGCTGAGAACTGTGGATGGAACTCTTCAACTGACGAACTTGCATCTGTAGAGATTGATGTATGTGGATTATCAGCTATGGCTGAGATTTGTCAATTCCAATTAGAGCAGTCTTTTGTATCTTTACAAATGACTAAAGGATCTAATGGTGATTTCTCTGTAGCATCTTTCATGGATTACTATTGGAATGAGATGTCTAAGACAATCGCTGAGAACATTGAGAAATTACGATGGTCAGGTGATACTGCATCAGGTACTGCTGCTTTAGCTTTATGTGATGGATATATCAAAGGATTGGTAGCTGATTCAGCTAATGTAATTGAAGTAGGTGGAGCTACACCTCCAGCTATTACTCCTGCAAATGTACTTGAGAAATTAGCTTTAGTATATGCTGCTATCCCTCCTGCTGTAATTGCTAATCAAGAAGAGTTAAGATTCTATGTATCTTCTCCTGTAGCTACTGCTTATCGTGCTGCTGTTGCTGCATCAAACACTCAGGCTAACTTAACACAAGCTCTAGACTTTACTTACTTAGGTATTAAGATGGTATTGTGTCCAGGTATGTTAAGTCTTTCTAAGATTGTTGCATCACCTCGCCAAAATTTCATTTATGCATTTGATGCTGAGGGAGATGGTAAAGCATTACGAGCTATCAATTTAGCTGATACTGTTGCTGAGCCTGTAATCAGAACTCGTGCAAATATGAAAGTAGGATTTACTCATGTTAATGGGAATGAGATTGTATTCTACAACTCTGCATCTTAATTAACTAATTTATAAATCTAAGGGAGTGAAAGCTCCCTTTACTTAAAACTTATATTATGCCTTTAGGATGCGATGCATTAGAAACGATAACAAAATCCTGTGACAACAACACAGGTGGTATTAGAAAAATATGGTTAAATGATCAGGAGAATATCACTACTGATCCTGTTGTTGCAGTAAATGGTGAGGTAACTACATTAGCTTCATCTGTAAATTATACTGAATTTGAAATCAATAGAAATACAGGTAATTATACAGAAGAGACTGCATCAGATTTAATTAATGGCTCTACATTTGTAACTCAGACTATTACTCTTATGTTTAATAGAAGAGATGCTGCTAAGTCAGAAGCTATTAATATCTTAGCTTCAGGTCAAAGATACTTAAGTGCATTAGTATTAGATGCTAATGGATTGTATTGGTACTTTGAGAACCTACAATTAACTGCTACAGGAGAAGGATCAGGCACAGCTCGTGCTGATGGATCTAAGTACAGTGTTACACTACTTGCAGAAGCTGACCACCTAGCGTGGACAATAACTGAAGCTGCTGTAAATAATAATATTTAACCTTAACACCCTAATAATTAAAGCTCTGCATATTGTAGAGCTTTTTTTTTAAACATTTTTTGACCTTAGTATAATATAGTTATATGATATACATAAAGAAAGATGAGGTCAATCAGATAATCCTTACACTCACTGAGGTAAGTACACTGCCTACTCCTTATTATTTATTTGTTTTTCAGAATGAAATGGATAAGCTGTCTGCACCTATTACATTCTACACTGCTGATCTATCAGCTTATCCTGAAAGATTCAATCAGTTTGAGCTAGATGAGCCTGTAGATTTGGAACTAGTCAAAGGACAGTATACATACAGCATCTATGAGTCAAGTACCACACCTCCAACTATTGCTAACTCTACAGGAGTAGTGATTGAAGAGGGTAGGATGGTAGTATCAGGACCAATAGTATCATCAATTTATGAGTAATTATGGCATTAAAAGACTTTTTTAAAACAGTAAAGCATGAAATAGTAGAGGGATATCAATCATTCTCTACTCCATTCCTAAAGGTAGGAGGTGCAAATCTAACTCTACCCTATGTTAATGGTAGGAATCAGACTAATGGATACATTCCCTTTGGGCAGGATAACCTATTCCCTGAGCTACTCAATCAGATATTCTATAGCAGTCCATTACATGGCTCTATTGTAGGGTATAAAGTGAATGCAGCTGTAGGTGGTGGATTTAATATAGTGGCTGATAGACTTACTCCACAGGATAAGCTAGAGCTATATACATTAGAGAGAAAATTAAACATAAAAAAGGTAGTTCCTGCAGTAACTCAGCAACTGATACTACATAATAGAGTATATTTCAAGCTATGTTTTGATGATAAGATGAAGCTCACAAAGATAGTCAATCTATCCCCTGAGAAACTTAGAGTAAATTTAGATAGAAAGAGATACTATATCTGTGATGATTGGGCTAGTAGGATTGGAGTACAGGAGATAAGGAGATACTCACCTACCTCTAGAGATTATGAGCAACTATTTGTATATGAAGTAGAATGTATTGGACAGGATTACTATCCATTACCTCAATACACCTCAGCTCTAAACTTTGCTTTCTTATCAGGTGAACTTAGCTACTTTGCTAAAAGTAATATCCAAAATTCAGTATTTCCTAGCTTTGCTATGATGTTTCCTAAAAGACCTCAGTCTGAGGAGGAAAAAAACATGATAAGAAATACTATTGATAGATTGAAAGGTGCTGCTAATGCAGGTAAAGCTGTAGCATTCTTTGCTAATTCACAGGACCAACTGCCTAAAATAGAGTCACTACCTACCAATGGTAATGATAAACTATTCCAGGAGGCATCACAGCTGAACACTGAGCAGATTTGTTTTAGTCATACCATTGATCCTATACTTATGGGAATCCGTACTACAGGATCACTAGGTAATGGCTCAGATATTAAACAGGCTTACATCATATTTGAGAAAAATGTAGTAATGCCATTGAGAGATATGGTATCTGACATCTTTAATGAGCTGTTATTCATAGCTAAGATAGATGCAGATTTCACTATCAATAACTATCAGATAATTAACGAGGCAATAGTAGAGCTTGAGGGAGATACCTCTAAGACTAATGATGCACTTAATAGTCTATCACCTTTAGTAGCTACTAAAGTACTTGAGACTATGACAGAGAATGAGATTAGAGCCTTAGCATCACTACCTCCTGTACCTGGAGGAGATAAGAGTAAAACACAAATCGCACAAACACCTATAATCTGATGCTATACTTTATAACAGAAACTTATCTAAAGAATAACACACCCATCACAGCCAATGTAGATGTAAACAATGTTACTCCCTACCTAGCTACTCAAGCTCAGCTAAGAATCATGCCTATCTTAGGCACTACATTCTATAATGACTTACTAACTAAGTACAATGATCAGACTTTAGATCCTGATGAAGAGACATTAGTAACATTCATTCAGCCTATTATAGCATGGAGAGCAGCAGAAGATGCTGTATTTGGTCTATCATTACAGCTAAAGAATAAAGGATTGCAAACTCAATTCGGAGATAACAGTGCATCTGTAGATAGAGGTACAATAGCATTCAGTATGGAACACTATGCACAGAAAGCCTCGTTTTTTGAGCAGAGATTAATTAGATACCTACTTAAGAACAGAGCTTTGTATCCTGTATTCACTAGTGATACTAACAGAGATACTGACTTAAGACCTATGATTGATGGATGTAATTGTCTATCTAATGGAATGCTGGAGTGCAATGGTCTATGTGGAGGTGCAGGAAATAATGGTTATAACAATTCAATCTTAATATTATGAATCACTCAGGAGTATTATCAGTATTAACTTTTGGCTTTGGATATCTTTCAGGTTTCTCTTTGCTATTTGCTGATCAGTTACATTTTAATTTATTAGGATGCTTACTAATATCCTACTTTACTTTTTTACTAGTATCTGAAATTGAAGAGAAAAAATGAAAGCACAATTATCCCTACTACTAATATCTATACAATCAGAACTATTGACACTTATATCTATTTGCTTTGCATTCTTTTTACCAATAAGTGGCATCCTATTAATGATTGGAGTACTAATAGTCATAGATACTTTTACAGGTATTTGGAAAGCTAAGAAATTAAAAGAGAAAATAACTAGCAGAAAGCTCTCAAGTATAATCAGCAAGCTAGCACTCTATGAGGTTACTGTGATTATGTTCTTTTTGATAGATAAATTCATACTAAATGATATCATACTTACATTCTTTAGTGTACCATTCATGCTTACTAAAGTAGTGGCATTGGTCCTAGCTAGTATAGAGGTGATGAGTATCAATGAGAATTATAAGATAGTAAAAGGTATAGACCTATGGCAGTCAATGAAACTATTATTTGCTAGAGCTAAGGATATTAATGATGACATTAAAAAGATAAAGAAATGACATACACTAGAGAACAGATAGAGGCAGCTGTAAAAGCTAAAGGATATGTATATTTTGCAGGTGCTAAAGACTATGATGTTAATATTATAGGAGTTCGTAACTCAGAACCAGGGCAAAAAGTTACTAATTTATTTGATGACAAAATAACTATATCCTATAGAGTAGATGGTCAATGGCACTACCATGAGTGGGATGCTACTACTGAGCCAGGTAAAAAAGGAGTTATGCAATTCCATAATGCTAAGGGAGTGGCTAGACTTGTACCTAATCAATATAGAGGAGTATATGCTGTATCTATGCATCAGGGTAAATATCAGGCAGTATGTCAAAGATTAGGAGATGTAACTGTATGGAGAGATAAAAATAAAAACATGACTTTTGATGAGGTTGAAACAGATACAGGTATGTTCGGAATCAATATCCATAAAGCAGGTACAGTATCTAGCTTTGTAGAAAATTGGTCAGAGGGCTGTCAGGTATTTAAAAAAGTAAAAGATTTTAATGAGTTTATGGTAATAGCTAATAGAGCTAAAGATATACATGGTAATCACTTTACTTATACCTTAATAGAATCAAATGATATTTAGACTTAGTGTAATTATCTTACTGCTTAGCTCATGCTCTGCACAATACCATCTTAATAAAGCTATTAAGAAAGGATATAAATGTGAAGAGACAGGTGATACTATCAGAATCACTACACTAGATTCTATCCCTGTTATAATTAATGATACTATAGTATGGGAAAAAATTATTAATACTAAGGATACTATCATTAAGTATAATACAGTCTATGTACCTAAGACTAGACTAGATAAGAAAATAGAATATAGACTAAAAGTAAAGACTATCTATAAAGATAGATTAGTATATAAATATAAGTATAGAGCTGAGGGACAAAAGGCAAAGTCTGAGGTAAAAAAAGTTAAGGCTCAAAGACCTAGACCTAATGGC